GGCGATGCATATCGCGGACATCTAGACTCGTGAAAACGAAGAATCTAGGAAAGCATCTGCAGCAGGATCGGCACCCCGACCTTTATCATCATTTAAATATGCTGCAATGTCAATTCTAACCTCATCAGGAGGGACAGAAGAAGGAGCTTGAACATCTTCATCTAAACCAACTGGGGTCAAAGCCGCGCCAGGGAAAGAACACGGATCATCACACTTGACTAGTGGATCACCGGCACCTTTGGTATATGCATTTACAGGACAAGTATAGCGCATGCAAATTTTACACGATACGGAAATTGATTTTCCGGGAGCCTTCTCATCGGCTTCCCACACACTAAGTTTTGTCTTGGTGGATCCGGGTATTTGGGCCAGATCCTCCTGAGGTGGAGTCGTGTCTCCATGAGTGTCAGCACGAACACCGTCTTTGGTAGCAGCCGTAAACAGTGGAGGATAATCAACAATGCAGGGCAATTTGCTAACTTGACTGACTAGTCTAGCATATTCCTTTTCATCAGCGCGGGTGAGACCATATACTTGATTAATCATCTCATAGGTCTCATCGTTTGAATAAAATGTATCCTCCGCGTGGGCATTGTGAAGTATTGTACGTCTCATCTCAGGAGTGATGAAAACGTCATTTGGACGGACGGTGTTGGTAAGCTCGATACATCGCTTCCACATGGTGTTTAAAAATGGTACGCCAGAAACGTCCATCAACCTCCCACGTGCATCACCTGCTACAATCCGTTGCAAATCCATGTTGGCGGGGGGATTGACATACCACCCACCCTTTGATACCACCCTCCCGATTGGAGGGGCCAAGATTACGACAGCTTCACCTTTTGAATTATTTACAGGGTAAAATCTAGATGAACAAAAACTCGCTTCGTACTTTGCCTTCGGCCCTACATGAATTTTAGGCTCGAGGTTCAATCCCAGTTTAGCTAGCAAACCAACTAGGTTGATCTTGGTCCAAAGACTTTCCTCGGAGACACCGAGGTTGTCATCACCCAACAAAAGAATTGCCAAATTATATGTCTCATACAATTCCTTTGGTTTCAACCATACACCAGTGGAAGAAAAGTGATGATAGGCTACACAAAAAACAATAGCCAATCCTTGAAGCATCGTGTTGCCACAGGAGGTGTTGGGATCGCCAGAATGACGAGTTCCATCAACAACATATTTGTTCCCCCATTTGTCTGCACCATGAGTGCGAATTGACGCATGTAAAGCGTCCAAAACAGCTTGAGGGGCTCCTGCCATCTTATAAATAAGATGTTCCAATGCTAAGAAACGACGATGTATAGTCGAATCAAAGCGAGCAAAGTCACCTTCCAATAGTGCTAAAAGAGCACAACGATCGGTAGCCACTTTGAAAGCATTTCCGATCGCATTAGATGAAGCACCAGACGTATACATCGGTCCTAGTGCATTCTTGACACTCCAACATTTCGCCAACCTCTTCGCAAAGGCTTGAATAAATGGGGAAGTAACTACGTTGAAAGTGTCAGTCGCCCCCTGAATATGACGGGGCGCCATTTTTGGAACTGATTTATCCAGAGTTTGGACGTCGGACTTTGGCAAAGATTCTGTCTTAGTAAATGGCTTCTGACGGATCGGGTCAGAAGGTACAAGGCCTTGTAAATAACACTTGTACGCCAATCGTTGACGACGTTGCTGGGATCTAGGGAATCGTGAATTCCATTGTTCAAATGTGAGAGGCAACACCTTCTCCTCCAAGAACCCAGGAAATAAATCATTAAAATTATCAACGACGTATTTCTGAAACTGATCGAAGAACTCAGAATCAAAAATTTCTTCATCGTGATATGGCTGCTTCTTGAGAGATCGTTCTACAAGAGCAGACAAAGAGGAATGTGCCGAATTTTGAGGCACTACCGGAATAGCCGCAGTCGATACTATGCCCGCTGGGTGAAGCGGTGGAAGATCATGCATCGCTGTGACGTCCCCGACCTTCAACTTCGCTGTAGGATCCAGCTCAGTACTAAGGAGTTCTATAATCGTCTTCGGGGGAGCAGTAGAAGGTAAAGGAGTTGTTGGACATGGCATAACCACCTTTCGGGGTTGACCAGAAGACCTGTCAATTCGGTAGCGCTCAAAAGGATCAAACGCCACACGACGACACTTCCACAAGAGAAGAACAAACAATACCGACACAACCAAGGATACTCCTGTCGCTACCAGAAGCGACTCACCAAATACAGGAGCCATCATATGTGCTGTGCTGCCAAATGTTGTGAACAAAGCCACAAACAATAAGGCAGCACCAATGAAAGTTTTGTAATCCCAAACCCATCGAAATGTCAGATCCATAGCAGAGCTGTGGACCGCACTTATTTTCATCATTGGTTCGATGATGCCATGCATTATTGCTGTTTCAAAGGCTACGTGGTAGACAAAGGCAAGACAACAAGCGGCAAATACGGTATCGGGTATCATTGCTGGAGGCACATTATAGGAACGTTGGTGATGACGGGCATATGAAAGAAGGGCCTTCCAATTCTCCGCGTCACGCTTTCGTCCTAACATATAAGTAGCACATTCATGTATCAAACCCTTAGGAGCCAGCATATGATGCTTGCCGGTCTTTTGATACACAACGAGAG